CGTATCCTCCATCAGGGCACGATAGGAAGCCGTCGTTATTTCTCCATTCATCCACCGCTGCTTCAGTTGCTTCCTTAAGGCCCGGAGTAACGCGAAACAGCTCATTCTTGATCCACTGACCGTACTCGGATAGCTCACGTTTAGAGCCAACCTTGCCAGCAGTTGATGCCAGTTTGGGAGGAAAAGCGCCAAATAGATTCGCATAGAATACGTTCTTGACAGGCCTTCTGGGTATGCCGATGAGGTCTGCATTTTCTTGGTGCGGGTCTGCACAGAAATCTGTGTCATAATATCGACGTCCTAAGCTGGGGTCTGGAAGGAAGTGAGCAAAGCAGCGCATCTGAATGCTCTTGGCGTCCGTGCCTACGACACACCTTGTAGCCACGTCAGGGACTGTCCAGAGGGTCCTGCAGGCTTCCCCGTATGGAGCCTCATTGGAGGGAACATTAGCCGTATTTGGGGTTGTGTGTGTCATACGGCGACTGCCAGCGCCACAAGAGAAGACTTTCCCGTGAATGCGCTGGTCAGGGCCCACGTTTCGGAGCCATGTCTCAATCATGTTTCCACGACTAAAACAAACTAGCCAATCTGCAATAGCTTTAGCCTCGGGGATGTTAGCCTCTTTGGAGAAGGCCACAAGCGCTTCTTCGTCAACACTAGGTTGACCTGTCTTGGTAAACTTGGAGGGCTTGAAACCGAGACTCAGAAGTTTTTCTAGGCGCTGTTTGGGGCTGGCGATGTTAAAGGTTTGCAACCCGAAAACACCATAGGTCCCGTCGTCATAGTGTTCGAGTTTGGGATACGTGTCTCGGTGACGTTTATAAGTTGCGTGGGGTTCGCCGCTTTGCGTGATCCTATAGTTGTAACGCCCTTGCTCAATGAGCTCCGGAGGAAATAGTTTAGCAATAGGTTCACGAAGAGCTTCTTGGTCCTCGCGAATACGACCCAATAGTGTATTAGCGCCGTGTACATCAAAAAACCATCCATTTCGTTGTTGTTGTGCGATGATTACTGCGACACGATGCTCAAGATCAATGGAAGCATTACTGTAACCCCGAGAAAGCATCCGCTTACGAAGAGCAAAGTACACCAGAATAGTGAGCTCAACGTCGTTGACACAATAGACCAACATTTCTGGGCTGTAGTGGGACCAATCATGGAAATCACCTTTAGGAAACTTTAGACGTTCACCCCAAGCTTCAAGGCTGTGGCCTCCCGGCATTCGAGGGTGATACAGATACGAAAGGATCATGGTGTCAATAACCCGCTCAGGGTCGATGTAGACGCCAAGGACCTTCATAATGGTCCAAATATCGTAGGCCAACCCGTTGTGGGCTAGGAAGAGAACGTGAGGGCGCTCAGCAAGCCAAGCAGCAAACAAGTGTATAGTATTTGGAGTGAAAGAGCACTGTTCTCTCGAAGCCAAATTGATAAGGACGATACAATAGATAACATTTGGATTTAGGCCGTCAGCCTCGATATCGAGAGACCATACTCGTGATAGATCAGGTTGTAGATAATTCAAATATAATTACTCAATTCTACTGGATAGTAGTCTGTATGTTCAACAGAAACACAAACATAACGAGGGTCATCTAGTTTGTTTGCGTGAAGGTGTCCGTGAATGTTAACTTTAAAGCGTTCTCCGAGACTCCCGGGATGGATCGGTATGTGACTTAGAATGAATCTCATATCATCTTTAGTCTTACCGACCACGTAGGCTCGGATGTCATCAAAATACGGACGATAATCATCTAGTTTGAAGATATCGTGATTACCCTTGACAAGGACTTTACGACCCATAAGACGCCCAAGAGTTTTTAGCTCAGAGCGCTTCATGGCGACATCGCCTAGCAGGTACACTCGGTCTTCAGGATGGACTACGGAATTCCAGCGTCGAACGAGTTCTTCATCCATATCGTGAGGATCATCCCAAGGACGAAGTTTAGAACCGTCAGCTCGAAGAAACTTACAGACACCAGCGTGCCCAAAGTGTGTGTCAGCAATAACCCAAGTTTTAGTCATGTCTTAAAAAGTCTTTTCGCGTTTCATATAACCATCAACAACGGTATGAAAGTCTCCGCAAATGACGATAATGTCCACATCATCTTTAATTTTTACGATATATTCTTTATGAGTTTTAGTGAAGTTTTCGAGGTCTTCAATACTTTGTCTCAGATTATCCACTAGTTTTTGAAACTTTTGATCCATCGAGGGACTCTCCATAAAATCGTGTTTCCCACCCATTTCGCCATAGCCTGTAGTTTGCGCTGTTGGGGTCATCCCGGTAGGGATTAAGGTGCTTAGGACCCTTGTAGCTGTATCCTTGGACAACCACATCATAAGGTTGTAGCTTTTTACCATCGTTCATCCTCAGGGGGGCTGCTTCCCGCTTCATACTGTTTGATTTGATTCTCATTAAGCTCACTAAGACGACCGGTCTTGGGTTCATAATACAGATACGCCGCAGGGCCTGTCTGACCACAGAACCGGTTCTTTTTACACACAACTTTAGTTACGTTACGTCGCCATTCATCCGGGTCTTCCTTGTCTCTGTGGAGATAGAAGATGATGTTGGCGATCTTTTCAGGGCCAGCAGAGCCTCGAATAAGGCCTTGTCGGTTAATGTGGATAACTGCAATTACGGCAATGTTCAATTCCATGCAAAGGGTTTTTAGCTTGGTGCTGATTTCGTCTAGTTGCTTCCGTTCGTCCCCAGATTGGTCAGATACAACAATGCTAAGGTGATCGAGCACAATATACTTACACCCCAAATTATGCATGTGGCGAATTTTGTTGAGGACTTCTTGGACGCTATTACTGCCAAAATGGTCCCAAATGACAACACGATCAGTATTGACGGTATGATCATAGTAACCCCGGAGTTCTTCGGACGTGACAGTTTCTCGGACATCCGGTAGGTGAAGTGGTTTATTAGCTTCAATAGACATGAGACCAAGAGCTGTATCCACGTTTGGCTCTTCTAGGTGCAAGAACCCGACGCCATATTCCTTGTTGGCTTCCTTGAGTAGGTGATACTCGAGCTCCTTGAGGATTTGTGTTTTACCTACACCGGTGTCAGCCGTGAGAAGAACAACTTCAGAGAGACGCAAACCATAAGTCAGCTTGTTAAAGCCGTCCCAAGGATAGTGAACCGTCTCGAACTTACGAGGTTCGTTAATCTCATCCCACATATCCTTACCGAGCTTGAGGCCCGTAGGGGTATATACAGGCGCAGCCCACCACTCGGACACAAACTTATTCTGTTTACGATGAACCAGATAATCGTTGGCATCCTTATGTTCCTCGAGGGTGAGGATACGGACCTTACCAATGGGGAACATACCCGCGACTGCAAGGGCCGCGTCTTGACCCGGATAGCGTGTAACACCGTCGGGACCGACTTTGGCCTCATCCTTGTCAAAGCAGATGACAATCTTGGGGAAACTGTTGAGGTACTCAAATTGAGCAGCGCACTCTTTGGCCGCACTCCCAGCACTTGAAACGGATACCGATGGGAATCGGCTGCCAGTCATCTGGAAGACTGACGGAGCATCTTCCTCACCTTCTGTGATGGTGATAGCTTGAGCACTTCCGGCGGGAAACAGACTTTGTCCAAATAGCGTCTCACGTCCCGTTTTATCTTCCCAACGAAACTCTTTCGTATCACATAGGCGTATCTTCCGCCCGAGGGGGTGCCCATCAGTGTCAGTATAGGGATAAGTACGGGTCTTAACAAGACCGTTTTCAACGGTAGTGATGATGCCATATTTTTTAGCCGTTGCGGGTGTAATACCCCTGTATTCGATTTCTACAATATTACCTTTATTCACTTCTTGTTTCTTACTTGTGTGTCCACACCCAGCAGAAAAGCAGTAGGTGCTTCCATCACTGTATAGTGCGTTGTTATCTTTGCTTCCGCACTCAGGGCACGGAAGATGTTTAACGAAATCAGCCAAAAATTATTTTACCCAAACTCTTACGCGGAGAGGTCCCCAATTGTAGAACTCTCCTATGATAGACCATTGATATGTTGGAACGATTACCCAGAGATTCCAGTTCCAGTCAAAGAAAACCCGACCTTCTCGGTAGGCTTTGATTACGTGTTTAATTCGCTGGATCAATGAGTGCATCTCCAATGACATAAGCAAAATAGAGTACTGCAACAATACCGAGAATCGTTACTACATAAAGCAAAAAGCGTGCAATCAAGAAAATCACGCCCGTAATAAACCCAAGAATTAGCAGTCCTGCGAAAACACGCTTGAGTAATTCAATAAACTTCTTCATTGAGGGCTCCTAGAACAGAGGGGAATTTTGAAATGACGGCACTATACGTGCTGTCGGCTACCAAACGATGCTCTTTTTGCGTCGCAGGATCGCGACGAACATCCCAATAGTGAATCCAAGAACGCAGGCTACCAACCATATACACTTTCGTAGGCACGAGACCCTCCGGTAGGATTGCCCGCGCTTGTTCTTTCGCGATACCGAGTTCATCTAGAGACTCTCGATAGACTCTGTTTGATAGTTCAACGACAGCTTGCTGAGCAGCTTTCCATCGTTGTTCCACTTCTGCATCCTCACACGGAAGACTGTTCTGCCGATTCTTGTGATCTTGCAGCCGCGCTTCTCGTAGATTTTCTCCAACGTTTTCGTATTCTGCGTAGCGTCCGCTAAATTCTTGAAACGAGAAACTTCGATGACGAAGTAGTTGCCGAGAGATATCACGTGTAGTGTGAATCTCGACACAAGCGGATACCATTTCAAAGGGAGACCAGTGTCGGTGCTTGATGAGGTATTTGATGAGCTTTTCACTCGGGTCCTCTGGTGTAGCTTTTGGATTACTGACACGGGCGATGTAGCCAAGGAGGTTGTCTCCGTTAGGCGTCGCCCAGATCAAGTTCGCTGAGTTCATCTTCATCTTCATAGACTCCTTCGATGTGTTCTTCGTCCAATTCTGAAACCGCTTCTGCAATAATTTCTTCGCAGAGAAAACAAGGACGTGTCTTCATATCGCGGAAATCTAGGCGAGGCTCTGTTGGAGCCCCGCAAATATAACAGTTCACTGACACTATTCTCCGTAGTGGCGCACAAAGGCGTCACGATAATTCTGGACCGTCTGACCCTCGAGTCCCGGAGCCGTATTGACTTCGAGAACGTAGGCTTGACGGTGGTGCTCATTCCAGATTACATCGACAGCACCAAAATCGAGACCGATAGCGCGCATAGCATTGAGCGCCTGAGTGCGGACATCCGCAGGGCACGCTTCATGTGCACCATTACGGGCAAAGATGAAACCGTTTCGATGGTTACGAACCTTCCAGTCCGTTACTTCACGATCAGGGTCTTTGATCTTGCGTTGAATATCGATGACGTTTCCGTTCATGATGTGCACACGCCATTCCGACTGCTTCTTGATATAGAAAGTATACAAGGGAGCTTCCGGAATGTCAACAGGATTCGACGTAATGACGATACCTTCACCACTGTGTCCACTGAGAACACGTCGAGCAACAACGGTGCTACCCTCACGCGCCCATCGAATAGCCTCGTTACGATCCACAGTAAAGGGGACGACACGACAAGCTTCATGAACAGTCGCAAAGAAGGTCAGCTTATTTGTGGCCCTTCGACAAGCCTCTGGGGGGTTGATACGTAGAGCCGCACCGTTGAAGTCTGGTCCATCGTGACCACCCCAATAGATGACACGTTTACGAGCCGGGTTGAAGTTACTATTCTCACGTCGAATGAGACGGCCACCAAGAGCATCACGAATAGCGCGAGCACTGGCAGAACCACTGTT